TTAGTATAAAATTAGAAAATTCTTGGTAAGGTATAATAGAGTGAATATCGCGCGTGTGTCGATGGTATAAATCATGATTGCCGATACAAAAATAAACTGGTAATCCCAGATTGTTTAATCTCTTAGCACCTTGATATGCGAAATTGAGTGTTGCAATATTAAGTGCGGATCGATTCTCAAACCAGTCCCCCAAAAAAAAAAACATGGTCAATACATGGGTCAGATTTTACTTGTGAGCAAAACCATTCTATAAAATACAAACAATCCTTGTTGTGGATTTCACTATTTGATTTCTTTCCCCAGTGTATGTCTGTCATCATGGCGCTTTTTTTTAGTTTTTTCATCCCACTCACTTTCCCATATTGTTATTATTATGTATCCTAGCGACTGTAATAGTTTCTCTCGTTTTAGCGTTTTTGTCAACAATTCTCTGGCGGTGTATTTGAAGGAACTGTAAGGTTTAAAAGAATCATCATATCGTTGGGGATTTCCGTGATATAAGTCACCATAAAATTCATAAATTGTGTTCGTTTCTTTACAAAAACCATCAACTGCTAGTCGTGTGCTTGGAATGACATATTCGCCAATATTTCCAGCATGTTGAATTTTGACTCCTTGCTTTTCAATATGTGTGAGCCATTGTAATGCTTTTTTTGAATAACTGCGCTTACGACACCGAGGACATTCACCTCCACCAAGATGAACAAGAGGATGTTGTTTGAATGCCCCATGACTGGTACATATTATTATGACATCTGTCTTTGTGTTAATAAATGTTGTAGCACTATAATCGTATTTGTTGTTGTGGGTATGGTGTGCTTCGTTAATGAATTCTTGTGTTGTTCGGTGATATTTTTTAACACACTTCTGACACCCATTACCTTGTAGGTGTGATGTTGCTTTGGTGCTAAAAATACCATGTATTTTGCAACGAATGGTGATATTTTTATCATCACCAATATATGTGCTTTCTGTGTAATCATAACGAGATCCGTGAATATTTTTAGCTTTTTGAATAAATTGATCAGTTGTATGTCGTGTTTTTGCATAACGCGTAAAATCATAAGCACAGCGTGCACACCCACCGGAACGAAGATGTGCATCTGGGGTTTGTAAGAAAATTCCATGAATTAAACACTTTATTTGAACTTTTACATTCATTGATTTGTATTGACATATACTATAATCGTAACGTGCCCCATGCTTTAAAATAGCACGTTCAATAAATTTTTCTGTATCAATGAGCTTCGGCATTAGGTTCCGGTGGGGTATCGTCAACAGTTTTGCTTTGATCTTCTGGATCATCACATTCTTGAGGAAGGCGAGTCAAAGCATCCGCCGCATGCTTCTGAGCATAAAAATCCTGTTCATCTTCTAGAATATGTTGATCAGAGCCCTCACCTTGATATGCAAATGAAGGATTCATTCCCTGATCTACGAGAATCAAATCTCGAATAGTGCGTTGACGTTTCTCTTGATTGAGATATTGAATGAAAGAGCTCTTAATACATTGAGTATAAAATGCGAAGGCGTTTTCACTTCGTGCTGGATCGAAACTATTCCATGTACGAACTAGCATCATCATTGCATATCCTTGCATGTCGTCGTTGTATGTGTTGCCCGTAACATAAACGTAGTTATTTTTTCTGCATAAAAAAGTACCGTATTCAGTACGGGGACACCAAATCAAACCATTATAATTTTGTGTTGGAGTGTTTGGCTTGTCTTCTCTTCGACCACCTGGCGTTTGTTTTCCACCGTGAAAATCAATCCACTCTGCTCGACATACCTTTTTTGGTGTTGCATATATGTCAATGTTGAGCACATCACTCAATCCGCCGGAGGGCTGTTTTTTGCTCGCTGGTGTCTTGTATGTCATAGGAGTTACACTTGTTGTTAGTCCTGCTATAGTGCATAACATAATAAGTGCATCTACATGTTTTGGACATTTTTGAACATATGACATACCTCCACTTGGTCGAATCCAGCCATCACCAGCAACCATAGTTTGAATAAGCAAAAGCCGTTGACGTTGAACAAGGTTTACAATGAAGTTGGATGATAATACTCGATTTGGTGCTATATGTGAGTGAATCTCAGAAATCCACTTGCCAGTGCAATTGAATATTACAATACCGTGTTTATTTACATATTCCTTGTGAGGAATTCTTGCTGTATGAAGGACTTCTCGAATTCTGTCAGCCTTTGGCCCCTGTTTTTGGGAAATTGATATTGAATGCCGTTTTTTAGATTTTGTGCTGTAGTGACCCTCTGTAATGCACCAACCGACAACTTCAACATCTGCATCAGAGTGTACAATATCCCCATCGTCGACAGCGTCTCCCATCAACACAATATGTTCATTGCAAATAATCTCTTCAACAGGAATCAAGCCTCGTTCAATTGATACAAATTTGTGATTGGGAGTAACCAGTGCATCCATACCCTGTGTCGTTAGGTGATGCATTGGTCCGGAATACATGTTTCTAAACACTTCAAGCACTTTTGACCAAACCATTTGTCCTGTTTCTATGTTGTAAGATAGAATTTGATCATCAATCGTTATCTCTTGGTGTGTTTTCCATCCTTGTTTTGTTAGTGCAGTAGTTTCAGAATCAACACAATAGTTAATGAAGTTGCCCTTCTTTGCATACTTAGCACATAACAATACCAACATACGAGCAAGTTTGTTAGTCATTTCACCTTGTTTCTTACTAGCCTTTACCTCTGCAAGTAAGTCACGATTGTTGAGATAGTTGACTTTTTTTGGAACAACAGGCAAAACAATTACAGGAGCTTCTACAACAGGTGGTGTAATAACTTCAGTTTTAACTGGTTTAGTTTTAGTTATTTTTGGAGATGTGAGGATTGGTGTTTCTGGACCCTGTTTTTTCGATTTTTTATTTTTAATTAGTTTGGGTTTGGAGGCATTCTCAGAATGTTTAGCCAGCGTACGTTCTTCTTTTAATTTTCTGGCTTTTCTGGCGTCCCGAACTTCTTTTGCAGCCTTGCGAGCTTTTGCGAGTTTACGACGGTGATATAATGAAAGTTCTACTACTTCAGGGACCTTTTTGGTCTTCTTATTTTTCATGGGTAGCCATCCTTGTTATTATACGGCTTATCCCTCATTATAGTGGAAAAAACAAAAAGGACAACTCTCATCTCTCCGAAACTGGAAAAAGTGTTGAGTTTTTACAGATGGTTACTATCGGTAAATACTGAAGATATACTTATTTGCAGGTGAAAAATGGCCAGTGGCATCTTTAAGGTTCGTCTAGTTTCAGCACTAAACAATATTGCAACGGGCGATGGTCGCTTTCGTACGCAAGAGGTTGTCTTTGTCAATACTCCACAGTTTACAGAGACAGGAGGTGTTGATTACACACCAGTTATGCCTATTCATATGCCTGGCGCAATCCAGGTATATAAAAATACACAACCTCGAAATTTTTCAATAACTCATAAGTTTATTGCAAGAACTCGAGCTGAAGCTACGCAGAATATGGAGTCTGTTCAATTACTTCGTTCTTGGCGATTTCCATTTTTTGGAGTAGGAAGTTCGACATTGACAGGAAGTCAATCTGAAGAACGTCAACGTTTGTCGGGTGAAGCAACATCAGCAGAGCGCCGTCTTGCTCAATTGACACGCGAAAAACAAACACAATTATCAGCAGAACAAGCAGCACAACTGCAAACATTAAAAGCTCGAATTTCAAAAACAGGATATCAGTTACTGGGTGCTCCACCAGAGGTGTTGTATCTATATGCATATTCAGCTCCTGATACGGATCGTTCGCGTCTTCCGAATGTGCATCTCAACAAAATTCCTGTAGTGTTGACGAGTTTATCAATAACGTATCCAGAAGATGTTGATTACATTCCCAACCTATATGATCAGCCTTGTCCTGTTCGTTGGGATGTGAGCATTGATGTTGTTGAAACCCATTCACCACGTGAATTTGCGCGTTTTTCATTGCTTAAATACAAAATAGGTCAATTGGATTCCTTCTAAGGAGTAATTTTTGTGGCATCACGATCAGATCAAGTACGTGACGGACGATACGTACAAGGTGGAACAGTAGAACAGCTTCGCAACCGCCTCGGTTGGTGGGAACGTCGATTCTATGCACCATCAGTGACAGATATTCAATTCACGATTACATCGCGATATGCTCGACGTCCGGACTTATTGGCTTTTGATGTATATGGTCAAGCCACATTACAATGGGTAATTCTGCTATACAATAACATCGTAGATATTAACTTAGAATTCCGAGCTGGTCAGTCAATTTTACTTCCCACACGTGAGCGTGTGCAAACAGAATTTCTGACTAAGCCGTTAGTTGTAACAGGTGCTTAATGGCTGACAATGTTGGAGCATTCCGGAAACAAGTTCCCCTTGGTGACCCACGACAAAAAGGTCCAGTAACAGAATTTGATCATCCTGAGCAGGGACTGGGTCGTCGTGCTGTTGATATCAACCGTTTATCTGATTTACGTTCCTATAGCTATTTCTTTTCGTTGGTGTTATGTCGTAATTCTGCTATCGCGGAAACATTAGCGCAACAACAAAATTTGGCAGCTTGGCAACATCCAACTAGTGCTAAGCAAGCACAATTTTTTGACACACCACTAGGAGAATATGCTCCACGAGCACTCGACGGTGGAAATACCAGCAACGATTATTGTGTTTTAATTTTTGGAGCAACGGATGCTGTATTTTCTATCACAGATGTGACATGGATGTCTGTAACAGCTGGTGAAGCTGTTCCCGGCGACCAAAATACATCAATTGCCGTTGAAGGCTCGTTCAAAGTTTCTGAGCCACGAGGCATTTTGTTTGTAGATAAAATTGTGGATTGTTGTACGGCATTGGGTGTAGATGCTGCTACAGTTTCGTGGATGTTAAAACCATTTTTTGTGGGATATGGGACAGATACTTCAACGCCTCAACAAGACGTAGCAACAATGATTGCTGACGTTCGACCGTTGATGTTCATTCCGTATGATGTAACAGGTGTTTATACAGAAGCAGGTGGAACTTATGAAGTTCAGTTTGTTGGACTTGCAAATGGTGCAACACGACTGCCACAGTACTCCCGAGCTGCTGATGGGTTTGCTTTGTCCGTGGGACCATCATTACGAGATTCGATGCAACAGCTACAAAATTATATTAACGAACGTTATACAGCCTATGCAGATTGTTTCATAGGCAAACTAAATTTATTAGATGATGGATTTGCAAACAAAGATGGTGATTATATTCCTGTAGAATATATTATTCTCTTAGATCCAGTATATTGCAATAATCGTTACCTGGTTTCTGATCGTCCACAGCAATATACGGATAAGCCAAATTGCGATAAAGGCAAGGTATATGTTAAACAAACAATTGGTGGAAGTATTGAGAGTGCAATTCGTGGAATAATGCAATTAAGTCCTCAAGTATTAGAAGAAATGGCCGGGACGAAAGATGGAAAGGGTAACGTAATTAAGTATGAATATAAAGTTCAAACTGCTTTACGATCACTAAATGATAGAGTACAAGTGGTGTATACAATCAAACAATTTGTTTCACCAAAGGGTGGTTTGATTGAACAAATTATTGGTGGTAATTCAGAGAACGCACGTGTGTTTAGTGATACTGTAATCAACAATCATTTGGTATTATTTGACTACATGTATACAGGATTGAATACGGACATTTTGGAGTTTGATCTGAAGTTGAATTTAGGAATGGCATATTTGCAAACAGCAACCTCAGCAAATTCCTTTAAAAGTGCCTTAGAAGCTTCTCCATCAAAATCAACACACATTAATCCCAATGCAGAGATTAACAAATTGCGTCCAGGATACTCTTTAAAAACTCCTCTATTCTTTGGTGCTCAGGCACAACGTAAAGGAAATAATACATTATATCCGGGAGAAAATATTGGTGCAAATTACACAATGGCGAAACATGCTAGTTTGGAAGTTGCTGAAGCAACTATACGAATTCGGGGTAATACAGCATTTTTAGAAACAGCTAGTGAATTGTCTTCGCCCGAATCAACATTCAAGTTTTTGGATGCTTTTGTACGAGATAAAGATGGTAATACTGATGTTTGTTCAGCAAAGCCTGGACCGACGGGAGAACAAGACACGATCAATCGCGGCATGTCGATGGGTGATTTTCCATTGCTTGCCAAGATCAACATTAAAATGCCAGCAAATCAAGACGATTTGCAAGCCTTTCAAGATAAAACAAACTATGCAACAAATTTTTGGTTTCAAGGATACTATTACATCTATGGCATCAATCATGAATTTTCCAATGGTGAATTCACACAAACATTGAATATGATTGCACTTCCAGATCCGGGAACATTTGATTATTTGAGCGATAAGAGAAAATCCGCTGTTGCATTTACAAAACAAACAATGGACTGCTATGATGGATCAATTCCTTGCCAGCAGCCAAAGCCATCAAAAGATGGTGCACCAGATACACGAACTGGCGATGATAGTTTGACAGCAGCCCTACAGTGCACACAGAACGAACAACAACGTAACAGTAAGACAGACTGTGGAACAACGACAACTCCTCCTCCAACCCCACCACCGGAACCAGCAAGAGTTGTACCACAGACTCCTCCTACACCAAAACCAGTACGTCCATCTCCACGATTGAATTCAACAAATCAGGAAGATATTAATCTCTTTGCCTTCAGACATGCGATTGCTGAAGGAGAAGGTACATTAACAAGTCAAGGAACGATTAATTACAAGAAAATTGGTAAAACGGGTAAAGAAGCTCTTGTTCTTACAGATCATCCAGCATTAGTACCAATACCACAATTGGTAAAGAGTACAAATTTTGGAACAACTCCGGGAGGCCGTATTGTTCCGAAGTCTTTACCAGGTGGTAAGTTAGCGGCATATATAGACACGACCCGCGGTGCTGCAGATACAACAAATATAAAAATTGTATTGCCATCAAGTGCTGCAGGTGGTTACCAATTTTTTCGTGAGACATGGGGAAATCTTAAGGTATCATTAGGATTGCCAGATTTTGGGCCAACGAGTCAAGATATGGCTGCTGAAGGATTATTTAAAGAACGTGATGCATTTAATGATGTAAAGGCTGGCAAAGTAACAACTGCATTAGACAAATTGGGACATGCACCAACTGTTTGGCCATCACTTCCGACGGCCACGACTTTGGGACAGCATCAAATATCAATGACAGAATTCTTAAACATATATGAATCTTACGGTGGTATTAACACAGAGAAACAGACATGAAAACCAAACAACTACTCACATATGAACAACAAGCACAGCCACAACCTTCGTTCCAAGGCGTGGCAACAATTGGAACAGTTGTTGATACAAATGATCCACAACAAATGGGTCGCATCCGTATTGTATGTGCTGTGTTGGGTGAGGGAATGTCTAGTAAAATCGAAGATATTCCATGGGCTGTTTATGTATCACCGTTTGCTGGTCAAACCGAAGCAGGAACTCGTGGTACAGGACCAGGTGAACATTCTGAAGGAGCGGTGGGATATGGTTTTTGGGCGAGGCCGAAGATTGGTTCACAAGTTGTTGTAATGTTTATCGATGGTGATCCAAACTTCCGAATTTCTTTTGGTGCAATATACGATCAATTTCGACCACATACTATGCCACATGGTCGATTCATGTATGAAGATCATCCTGGATTGGAACAGGCAGATGATCGTCGCCCATTTGGTCCATACACATCAAATGAAAAATATATTGAACCACTCAATACAAATATGCGAGAAGCATTTCCAAAGAGTGAACCAAATTATGAATGGCGCACTCGTGTAGCAGATTATCAGGTTTCGGCTGTTGATGTGGCAGCATTGCAGTTTACAACAAGTAATGTTCCTGATGATAAAAATGCATTTTGGGACGGTTGGTTCAGTACTCAAGGTTATGAAATTAGTCGTCAAGATCCAACATATCCTGGCTTATATGATGAGGGCAATCTTGATAGTGAAGTTTATTCTTGGACGACTCCAGGATTCCACGCTATATCAATGGATGATAGTACCACAAACTGTCGCACTCGTTTTCGTACAACGGGAGGACATCAAATCCTTATGGATGATACGAATGAACGAATATATGTAGCTACAGCCAAAGGTAATAATTGGATTGAAATGGATCAAGCGGGCAATATTGACATCTATACATCAAATAAAGTTAATATTCATGCGGCACAAGATATTAATCTAACAAGCGATCAAGCAATTCGCATGTATGGTGCACAAGGAATTCACATGTATTCTGGCACCGATATTCGTGCAGAAGCTTTGCAGGATGTTCATTTTAAGTTCCATCAAAATTGGCGTGTTAATGTCACACAAAATACGTACTTGAACTCCAACTCAAACACGAATATTAAAGCTGGCGGAAGCATGTATTTGGAAGCAGCTTCCAACATTGAAGAAAAAGCTGGAAGCAATCTTGATATTAGTGCTGGTTCAAACCTTACAGCAAAAGCCCAAACTAACTTTGAGATTCAAGGATTTGATGTAAGTATTCGTGGTGATGATGCCATTAAATATTCAACACCAAACTGGCATACTAGTGAAATTATAATGTACCACTCAGATTGTATTATATCAACAAGTGATTGTAATGCAATTCATGCTTCAGTCGTTTCGACTGCTGCAGGGGCTTCATCACCAAGTGAATTACCAACATTTTGGACCAGTCGTGTACCACAGCATGAACCTTGGCCACGTGTAATGACGGCAAACAATTTCACACATAACGATGAATTTCTTTATACCAGTCCTCAGGTAAATAGAAATGAGCGTGGTGTAGAGATTCCACGTGGTAAATTTTGGCGAAGATAATGTCAGATTCGTTTTGAAACTTAGACGAAACAAAACATGCCTGACCCCGAATAAATACATGAACTATCGGAGTAAATGATGGCAGGAATAACATTTGGTCTCTATCGCGGCTATTCTTCGTTTGAATATGAAAAGAATAAAACCTTTTCATTGACAGACGTTGAGTTGGTCAAAATGGATATCCTTAATCATATCTTTACACGTCGAGGTGAACGTGTAATGATGCCTACGTACGGTACAAGAATACCAGATCTGGCATTCGAGCCACTGGATGAGATCACACTTGGCATTTTGAGAGAAGACTTAGAAACAGTTATCAATTTTGACCCTAGAGTTGAACTTCTTCAGATGTCAGTCATTCCCGATTATGATAGTAATCGGGTGGTTGCTGCAGCACGAATGTTATACATAGAATTGAATATTATTGATAATCTGAACTTGAATATCCTTTTTGAAGGCGCATCAGAATGAGTCGTCTAGTCTCCCGAGCAGAATCGTTTGAACGTATCTATACTGCATTTCAAAATGTAAATTTTGCAGCATTTGATTACAACTCAATCAAGCAAAGTATTCTTGAATACATTAAATTGTATTTTCCAGAAACTTTCAACGACTTCATTGAAAGTAGTGAATTTATTGCTGTTGTGGAATCTTTTGCTTATGTGGCAGAACAGATTGCTTATCGCCTCGACGTAAATGCCCAAGAAAACTTCATCACAACAGCACAACGTCGAGATAGTATTCTTCGTCTAGCAAAGTTAGTTTCATACAAAGCGGATCGAATGCTACCAGCTCGTGGCTTAGTTAAAATTCAATCAATCGCCACAACAGAACCAGTAATTGATACTAATGGTATCAATTTAGCCAATACCACAATTCGTTGGAATGATATAAACAATGTTGATTGGAAACAACAGTTTATTCAGGTAATGAATCGTGTTCTGGCTCAACCATTTGGATCTGTGGTTCCAACTGATCGTTTTCAAATTGATGATGTTGTATTTGAACTGTATCAATGGAATCTTGTTCCATTACCACTTGGTGTATTTCAATACTCAACGACAGTTGGTGGACAATCTCTACCTATGGAATTAGTTCCATTAGCACGTAGTTTGACACAGGGACTCGTAGAGCGCCGTCCACAAAATAATACGAATTTTGTGATTAGCTATGGTAACGATGGGTTGGGTGACCAATCTGATACAACAGGCTTCTTCTGTTTCACCAAGCAAGGAACAATGCAGCGATTTCGAACAAACTTTGATGGTATTACACCAAATCAAATCTACCTTGTCAATGCAACGAACATCAACGAAACAGACGTATGGTTGAATAACATTGATCCAAACACGGGAGTAACATTGGATCTACCACCACTTCTTCCGTATCATCGAGCAACGGGCGTTCGTTCAGGTGATTGGCAGCAAGTTGATCTTGCACATGCACAGAATATTATTTTCAATACAAATCCGATTCGTAACAAATATGAAGTTGAAACGCTAACAAATAACCAAATTCAATTGATTTTTGGAGATGGTGAATTTTCAGATATTCCTAAAGGAACATTTGATGCCTGGGTTCGCTCAAGTATCGACGATGATGTTGTGGTTCCTCGTTCAGCGGTTGTCAATCAAACATTATCTTTTTCGTACGTTGATACTTTAGGTCGTGTTCAGACATTTACATTTACCGTTTCGTTAATTAACACATTACAGAATGCTTCTTCTGCAGAAACACTAGAACATATTCGTGTGACAGCACCTGCTGTATACTACACTCAAGATCGTATGGTTAATGCGGAAGATTATAATGTCTTCCCATTGCAGGATAGTTCAATCTTAAAATTGCGTTCTTTCAATAGAACATTTGCTGGTGATAGCAAATATATTCCATGGCATGATCCAAGTGGTTCGTATGAAAACGTGAAGATTTTTGGTGATGATGCTCTCCTATATTTTCAAGATGAACAAATCTCTGAAACAACACCAGGAGTGTCACCAAGCACGTTAATTTCAACCTATATTGAACCACTGCTATCATCAACAGACATTTATATGCAATTGATTACCAATGGTGTACCTTCAAGTGATATTCGTCGCACTTTTAATCAAGATGAAATCGATCGTATTGTTGCGGCGTTAGCCCCACCACCATCACCAGCTGCATTTGACATGTACTACAACAAAGTTACGAATGAATGGTATAGTTTGAAAACAAGTGCAGCGCCAACATTACCGGGTACACCACCACTCTTTGTGGATGGTTTGGGAGGTGTGGGATATCCAATCGACTTCATTACATATCCATTGATTTCTGTTACGCAGTTAAGTGTGTTTGAAACAATTTACAATGTATCAAGGGATGCCCGTCGGACAATTGTTGAAAGTGTTACAACACAATTTTGGAATCAAAATGATGGAGCAACAATTGTTGATTATGATACATTGAATTCAGATTTTGATTTGATCGTTATTTTGCAAGCAAATGTTGATAATAATCGTGCTGCTTTAATGTCACAGAATTGGAATTTTAATGTTCTTGCACAAGAAACAATTGATAGTGGACCAGAAATTGGTTTGAGAGATATTAACAGCATCAGTGTTGTTTCTGTTGATGCAAATGGTGATCGAGTTCCTGATAATCCAATGCTATTTGGGATTATCAATCCAACTATTACACTGGTTGCTGGCCAACAACCGATACTTTTTTCAACAGGAATTGCTGCCGGTGATCAACCATTTGCTTTAGCGGGTACATATAATACAACAATTACAATTGATGGGACACCATATCCGGTTAGTGTGACCGTGGTAATCCCAGCAACATATACATATACAAATTTGTTGTTTGATATTAATTCAGCCTTGACAGGAAATGGATTTATTGCTATCATCGACGGTGCATTGGTTGTAATGAGTAACACATTTGGAACCGCATCAACGATAAACATTGTAGATGGTGCTCCACCATTGTTTGCTTCATTAACAAACTTTCTATTGATTGATATTGCAACAGTGGGCAGTTCAACTGCTCCGTATACAACGACGGACATCACAATTCCAATTCTCTATATTACTGGTCAGGGTGATGTAACAGTGACAGGTGATCTGACAACAATGACACCGTTAGTTGATTGGCAAGAAGGGTCACTATTACCAGATGAAATTGTTTCAATAGTTGAAGTGTTCAATATGAACGGCAATACGCAAGTTGTTGTCATAGTGAAAGATTATGTGTACTTTTCACGTTTGACAGTTGATGATCCTTGGGTACCTACTGCAGTTAGTTATGAAACAATCACTTCTTACATCGAGGATCAACTCGCAGGAGCTAACCTCTGGAAACGTAATAATGGTCGTGAGAATTTTAATTTTGCTTGGTTCCACTTCACGGCACGATATCACTTAGTTGATCCTGCAGCAAGTAACATCATTGATATGATGGTTATTACCAAAGGCTATTTTGTGTCCTTGAAACAAGCATTGGAGAATAATCAAAGTCTTCCAGCTGTACCAACCCCACTAGATTTGCGTACTTCATACAATTATTTGCTTGATAATGCAATGATTTCGGATACAGTTATTCTACAGCCAGGTAAGATTAAGCTGTTGTTTGGTGGTCAGGCCGCTCCGCAACTACAAGCAACTCTTAAAGTAATTAAATCAGCTGATGCCTTGTTGACCGATAATGAGATCAAAACAACAATTGTTGCAACTGTTCGAAATTTCTTGGACATCACCACATGGGAATTTGGGGAAACGTTCTTCTTTACAGAAATGGCTGCATCAATTCATGCTGCATTGCCGATGGATATTAGTTCTGTTGTGATTGTACCATTATTTGAACAAAACCAATTTGGTGATATGTTTGAGGTATTTGCCGCCGAAGATGAAATTTTCTATGCTGATATTACCGTTGATGACATTGTATTGGTTCCATCTTACAATTCAATCAATCTGCGCTTAAACGGTTAAAACTAGTGGAATATCTGGTGGGTTCTATTGATAAATACTTGGGCAAAACCAAGAGGAACCATACGTGGCAAACCACAGCGACCATCCTGAACCACATACTAATCTGTTTGAACTTCTACCAGAAGTTCTACGATCAGAAACTAACAAAAGCGTTCTAAACACATCTTTTGATCGTATGTTGACAAAAGATGATACAACGCACGTCTCAGGCTATGTCGGCACGCCCAATCCCTCATCGTTGACAAATCGTCAACTCCCCGAACCAACTCCTCAATTACAAGCGTTTCAACTGCAACCAACAATTTATTCAAAAGTTGGTACGGTGGAAACAGCTATGTCATTCAAAGCATATCAAGAACAATTAACTCTAATGGGAGTAGATTTTCTTCGTATGCAAGAGTGGGGTAACACAATTCATTTTAACTGGGTACCTCCAGTTAATTTGGACATGGTTGTTAATTTCACAGACTATTACTGGGAACCGGTAAACCCTACAGATTTACCACAGTATCTAACAATTGAAAATCGTTGTGAAAAAGAATTAAACGTTCTTACAGCATATGACACTCTAGTTCAAACGTATGGTGAAACATTCCCAATCGTTGAAATTGATGTTGGAAATAATTCGGTCACAGTTGATGGACAACTTAGTACGTTGTTTATTGAAAACTTCCGTGTGTGGATTAAGGATACATTGGATATTAACATTCGTAATCGTTTCTTCACTGTTCAAAGTTCCTCTTACAGTTTGGAAACTCAAACTGCATTTGTGGTTGGTGTTGATGCACCAGCCCGATTGTGGGTAATTGCAGGTGATTTCCGGTCTGTTCTTGGTCCAGGAATTCCATTTACTATCACCAACAATACGGGTGGCGCAGATGGTACATATACGGTAAGTAGTACAACATTTGGCGCTGGTAATACAACAATTCTCGTTAATGAAGATATTCCATTAACAGCTGTTGGTAACGGTACTTGTACAATTGATGTCAACATTTGTGTGCAAGGCTCCATACCAATTCAAACAACAATCATCTTTGATCCAGATATTTCTCCCATGGCTATTCGTAGCCCAACAATGCCACCACCTTCGGTGCTTGGTCGATATTGGGTGGATACAAGTACTATGGATCTTGATGTTTATTGTTGGAATGGTTTTGCGTGGGTACCTTGCACACCAGTAGCATCTGGTATTATCTCTTTAGAAGAGTTGCATGATGTATTACGTGTAGATGCAAATTGTGTATGTTCTGGTGATTTTGGTTGGGATTTAGCTTTGTGGGATGATAATCAAGCACCTGGTGATCCACCTTGGACATTCTTATTAGGTCCATATGCACAACCATTTCAAACAAGTGGTGAATCTGCTGCTGGGGTTGGAGATGGTGCATGGATTGCATTTAATGGTATCCCAACAGCTCTTGCGTTGTGGTTAGATACAACGCTTGATGGTTTGTATCAACGCAACCCAGGTAATACAGCATGGATATTAGTTATTCAGGATTGGAGTGTTTTTGTTGGTGATAAACTCAAAGGTGATATTTTATGGGACTTGACAGCAAGCTGTGCTGCAACACTACAAGTTGGTAATCAATGGACACAACAAAACAAGTGGATTCACAAATCACGAGTAAGTTCATTTGCCGGTGTTCGTAGAGCCCAAGCACCTATTCTTGAATATGATTCACGTGTAGAAATGAACAAATGGACAGAATTATCATATTCGTGGAAATATCGTCCAATCACAACTGGATCATTTTCTGCAACCACCAGTCAACCAACTCGCTTGGAATTGGAACCAGTTAAAGGCTGGTTAGCCGTACAACCAGGTGCTCCTGGAACAGCATGGTACTTGTATTTGTTTGATAAGAATGCAACAGAAGCACGTGATATTAATTATGCTACAACATTTGTTCCTGGCTTTACGTTTTTGGTCGTTTCTGATATTCCAATGATCAACAATAGCTTCACAGTAGATTATTCAATCTATCGTGAAGGTGCTCCATCTGATCCATTAGAAGTTCAAGGTGGTTATCTTGTTACGATCGTTAAGCTCGTTGAGCTTGGTGCTGGCATCGATGCATTTTTTACAACAACTCCTCAAGGTGGTGGTGTAAATCATGCTCGTATTGAACCACAAATAACAACTCTTGGTGATATATGGCGTGGGTATCAAGTACATTGGTTCCTTGATTTAAATTCAATGACGTCTACCGCTGCTGGATCACAAGTTGGAAATCCAATGTTGAATCGTGCTATTGAACAAGGTGATCCATATTCATTCTCAGGTGTACCATCAGTTGGTCCAATGGTAGTTGGTGAATATTTTCAAGAAACTACAATTACTGGAGTGGGTGTAACTAATATTGCGTTAGATGCATCATTCCGTTTCATCGATCAGACATTTTTTACCATTGTTGCACCACTTATTGTTGGTGTTAATGGTACGTGGTCTGTGCTTGGAAATCATGCAGCATTTTTTACACCAGGTATGTCTTTTGTCATTCCTAATAATGGCGCCGGTAATGGAATTTATACGGTCCTGTCTGCATTGGACGTTGGTCCAAATACAGAAATTATTGTTAATGAAACAATTCCTGCACTAGCAACTGTTTCAGGAACAATTTTAACAGGCCGATCACTATTTGCTCTTGCAGGACAGGATCAGATTCGTGTTTACAAAAATAACATTCAACAATACGGCACTTACGTTGAATTGAGTGCAATTGGTGTTCCAGATTATACAGCTGTGGGAACTAGTATCTATACAACACAATCGTTTAATTATGTAACGAACGTTGTATTCACCACACCACTTACACAGTACGATATTATTCGTATTGAAGTAGGCCCAGCAGCCCTTAGTGATATGGGTATGCAGTATGTTCCTGTGCGAACTATTGAAGATGAAACGGCGTTCTTAGCAGCTGTATTAGTTGGTACTCAACCAACATATTTGGGACGTAATTCGTTTGATCATAAAGATCAAGTTAAGACCTTGGTTAATCAATATCCATTATTTGATATGTATGACGTTTGTTCTGGCAACTTGATTAGTGCATCACCACTATTTGCATATCGTGAGGATCCGAGCGCTCCTGTCAACCGTGTTGTTCAGAAAAGAATTGTAACGTCCGATGGTGGCCGAGAATTTGGTTTTGTTCAATTTATGTTGGCGGAAGATAATGGACAAATTTATGGTTACCGACTGCTAGATGGTCGTATGCAGCCAAGTGACTATTGGTACAATCCAAGTACAGGAATTCTTTTACAGTGGAATGGTGTAGCATGGCAAACTCTATTTGTAATTCAAGATTCAGGTACGGGTCTAATTGAAACACATGTACCATTTGTTGGTGCAACACCACCAACTTATCTTGTAACAATCGAAAACAGTATTTGGTATGATCCTACCACGCAACTTGTTTACAAATCTAATGGTATAACATGGGTAGTTCAAGCATTACCAAAGCAAGATGATTCACTGGTAACTCCAGCAGTGGCAATTGAAGGTGGAGACCCAACATTAACAACAGTTTGGCGCAGTGTTCCACAATACACAGATAATACATCTGGTCCACCAAGCACATGGACAGGTGGTACATATATTCCACAATGGGTTGATGGTGACAATAATCCAATTCCTGTCGGCGACCCAGGAGGCGATTGGGAAATTCCGGACCAGTGGCGATTGAATCCAGAACACCACAATCGTACTAATATTAGTTATTCCGAACTAGTAACACACTTCCGTTCTATCGTTGATGCTCAACCAAATCCATTTAGTTTTCCGGGTGGTGGTATTTCAGGATTTTCACAAGCAGATTTTAATTATTCACTTGGTGGAACTATCAAAGAACATAATGATAGTTATGACACATTAGTTTCAGCAGTTAATTTGATTAACGTAACACCACCAGGTGTTATTGAATTTGCTCAACAACAATATGCTGATTTACTGTTGGCGATCAAAGAACTTTTCAACAGAAATCTAGTAACGATGCTGTCTAATCTTTCTGTTGATGCTCTCACTGATTTGCCAGGATTTGTAGCCGAAACTGTTATTAGTGCCTACGAAGCCAACGATTTTTATGCTGAAGTATATGTTGATACTAGTGCATTCGACGCTGCTACAAATGTAGGCATGCGCAATTGGATTTCAACAGTTCCAATGTTTGCTCTTGGTCCTGTCATCCAACCAGTGATGGATATTGATGTAAAAATGAATCTTTATCAGATTCTACATCATGATGGACATCGATCAAGCATCAATTTTACAGCAGCGGAAGAAGATTCTGCATCACGTATTCTTTGTGTTATACCAGATACACGCGTAACAAATGGTACTATCGGTAAGATTGCAACGACGCCACCTCCGTGCTTTATGTCAGTCCTACCATTTGTGCTTCCATCGAATTGTCCAAACACAACATTCTCTACACAATTTGGTGTGATTCGAAACGGTGTATATTGGTATCAAACATCTAATCCTCGTGCATTGTATCGATTCAATGTTATCGCTGTGACACCAGTTGCTCCATCGGGAACTGGTGTTCCCGTAGGTGCTTTTTATTGGAACTCAATGCTCAATCAACTGTTCACATGGAATGGATCAGCATGGATAGCAGCAGCCCCTGTTCAAGAAATTTCACTTGCATGGGAATTGGTCGATATGCGGTTATTGTTAGCAAACACTCTTCTCACAGTTGAGAATCAACTGTATGCAATTACACCAAAGCCGATCACAGAATTTGCTTTTGATTATGCTTCCCTTACACCAAATCCAAGCGAGCAAGCATTTTACGATCAATACAATGAGGAGCAGTTTTTTGCGTTTATTGCGCGTCGTCGCATCCGTGCTCCATTTGAAAATTTTAATTACACACCATCAGATGCATTTACGTGGAATTATGTGTATAGTTCAGTTACAACACCACCAACATTTTCGATTACTCCTGGGCTTGCAGCATCGTGGCAGCAACTCTATACGTTGTGGTATGGAACACCATATCCTCATCTAGAGCCATGGTCTCTCCAAGGCTTTATTGATAAACCAGATTGGTGGGATGCGTTTTATCTTGATGCCACAGAAACATATCACTGGCGTCGTGATGGTATACACGACATGTGGGCAAATATTAGAGTTGGTATTATTCCAACGGTGGGAACTACTCCAACAGGAGTACCAGGTACAGGATTACCAGGCCAAATAACTTTGGTGTACAATTACGTCTCAGTCAATACTGGTACTGTTGTCATTGCAGGTAACTATGCACCAGATGATGTGCTTCCTCCATATTATAGCACAAGTTCTCCTACAATTCGTTCATTCTTTACAAGTCTCTCAACAGAAATAGTTGCACCAGGTGCAAATTATGCATATGGAGATGGTGGTCCGACAGAGTGGCAATGGCTTGTTTCTGGTGAACACGTATATGATCCATTGGTGGTTGCATTCAGAATGCAACCAGTTCGATTCATGCATTATGCATGGGGAATTGATTTTATTCGTGTTAATAACTTGCAATTAGATCCTACATTCTGTCAAGTATATAATCACGAAGATGCATTATTTCATGGTGATATTTACGATAATAACATTAAGTTCCTCGTTCGAGGAATGAATCAGTGGTACGTTAATTACAATCGATATGTTGGATATGACACTAACAAAGAGTTCCGTGTACTATGGACACAATGGAATCCACTCTTAACATATCAATTCTCCGGTATTATTGACACAAGTACCCTGCAAGTAACAAACAAATATTTTGATGTTGGTCCTCAAGATTACAATGTTATTTTAGCAAACATGGGTGTTATTAAGGATATGTGGTCGGATGCATTCGAAGTTGTTATTTTGAACATGCCACCAGCATTAATTTCATACAGCAATCAAGCACAGTGGAAAATGGAACTGGAAACACTAGCAGCAATTCCACGTGCAATTTCCTACTACGACGTTATGAATTATCCATTCGTAGTTGATGTGTCAACGAATACTGCGACATTCTATCGGTATGCAATCTCTGGTGCACTTAGTGTGTCAAATTTGTTAGAAGTTAATGGCGATCACGTTACAGACTTCCCGCACGATACGGTATTTGATGTAATCGATTCAACAGCAAATAACGGTACATATACAGTTGTTGCATCTATCTACGATCCATCAACAGACAAAACAAGAATTACAACACTTGAAGCATTACCAAGTTCTGTTGTGGATGGTATGATTGATTTGCCGAACAATATTTTGCCATGGCAAACTGGTGATCTTGTGTTTATTACATCGTCACAATTATTACCAGCTCCGTTGGTTCAGTATCAACCACTTTATATTATTCGTTTAACGAATCGAACCTTCCGTGTAAGTGATAGTCCAAACGATGCAACTGTTGGATTGCCGTTTATTTGGACAACACCAGGAACTGGTGATTTAAATGTCGGTCAAGTAACATCTTCATTCCAAGTGCTGGGTGGTACAGGTCCTTCCAAAGAAATTTGGAATCACTACACAGTAGACAAAACCAAAGTTCGCAACTTTACTCCACCATACTCTATCGCTGGCATTCAACGATTGCTTAACATTATTGATGGTTATCAATCCTATCAAACTGATCTTGGTGTGTTATATAATTTGAGTGATTTTTCAGAACTTGATCCAGAAACAGGCCGCAATGTTGATTGGCAATTGGAAGAAGAAAGATTTATTGATTGGGCATTCCGTCTACGTCGCACACGTTTGAGCGTAGCAGATAAGTATCCATTTGTTGTTCTGGATCAAACAGACAATACATTACAATTTACAGGACAAATTCCAACATGGTCTGCGGGAATGGCAATTGTAATGACTTCAACAGGTTTGTTGCCAGAACCCTTCATTGGTAATACACCATATTATTACTATCCATCAACAACTATTTCAGGTGTGTTTCAATTATCAACTACACGGCAGATAGCAGCATCAATTGTTGATATTCTATCAAATGGCAGTGGCATCATGTTTGTAGCACCACAAAATCGTCCACAATCATTTCCATCATTTGAAATGAATCCGGCACGCAATAACTTGTGGGTTGCGACACCACAAGGTGTGTTGGCGAATGTAATTCAAGGTCCTTATGCGGACATTCGTGTCCAGCAAACAATTTTTGACCAATATGCTCGACCACTGACTGCTGATAAACTTCTAATCTTCCGCGAAGATACACTTGCTCGTTTGGCAATGCGTACAGGAATTGCAAATGATGTTGTTCCTCCATCGGTTTCAACAGTTGATCCATACAATTTGATTCACATGGGTGGAGCACACTTGTTCATTGAAGGTATTCAACACGTTGTGTTGTTTAATGATTACACAACGAGCAATCAGATTTTGTATGATTCTTTCCTAGGACTGCAAGCTCAACGTTTTGGTTTAGATTTTTATGAAAAGAAAGATTACACTTTGCGTCCAACATTGGGTGGTTACTACTTATTGGATGGTAAATTTTTACGTAATATTGAAGGCCAGACTGTTGATTCACAAAACTACTACGATACGTATGCTCTAAAGGAGCAAACAAAGGTTGGTCACCACTCACGTGCTCTGGTAGGTTATCGTGAAGGACAAATGAAGTTCATGGATTTGTTGAACACCAATGCAAAAACTCAATTCATTTTTTACCGTGGCATGATCCAAGCAAAAGGTTCAACAAATGCTATCAAAGCATATATTAATTCTCGTCGATTTGTTGA